TTAGGGCTTAGTTGCAATAGTTGTAATGACGCGCAGAAGATTTACAGAGGATGTAACGGAAAACCAGTACAACCGTTTTTAGTAGATGGTCTACCGCTGGACAAATGCCCGGCGAAAGAAATACCGATTGAAGTAAAAGAGTATATCAGGTACTACTCTTACTACAAAAAGGGTAGGTTGTTATTTGCAGGAGAAATAATGCGCCAGCCAGTAAAGATTATGCAGATATTCGAGATTTTAGAATCAGCTGAAATTCAGGCTGATAAAAACAGGTATGATAAACTAAATGCCAGATAATGTAATTAAAATAGTCAGTCAGTATCATGACATGTCTTCTGAACCAATTAAGAAATCATTTGCTACTATCGGCGCTGCCGCTGTAGATGTAGAAAAACATTTCGCATCACTGGCTAAATACATCAAAAGTTCTATGGCTTATAATAGAAAAGCTATTGTAGAGGCTATGAAAGAATCAGGTAAAAGTATGCGTGATACTGCGACGCATACGCGGTATATGGGGGCAAGCATAGAAGGTATAGTAAAATCTTTTGGCGCGTTACGTAACCAGATATTAGTGTACATGTTTATGGTACGCCCTTTAATAGATTTAATAAAATCTACCACGCAAGCAGCGATGGAAGAAGAAGAATCTATTAAAAGATTAAATTCCGCTATGGGGTTACAAGGTACTCAAAGTGTAACAATGAGTGCTCACCTTAAAAAATTAGCTGTTGGATTCATGGATACCACGCGGTATGGCGATGAGGCTATAATGCAGGTTTTTGAAAAATTAATTACTATGGGCAATGTCATGCCTAGTCAATTAGGTAATATTACTCAAGCCGTCTTAGATTTATCGGCAGCCACAGGCAGGGATTTAATGAGTTCCGCGGAATTAATGGCTAAAGCATCTCAAGGTATTAGTTCAGGTTTAAATAGAGCTGGTATCAGAATTGATGAAATGGTGCCTAGGGGGAGATTATTAGGTGAAGTTTTAAAATATATCAATGAGCATATGGGCGGCAGGGCGCAGCAAGATATTGAATCTTATGCTGGAAAATTAAAACAGTTAGGTGAAACTTTTGGAGAATTAAAAGAAACAATAGGAAAAAATTTATTAGAAACCTGGTTGGGGAAAGACGCTATATGGAAATTAAATGATTTTTTCAAGGTAATAAACGAAGGCGCCAATATGAGCAGTTGGGCTAACTTAAAAAAACTTAGGGTTGAATTAATACAAATAGACAAAACATTAGAGGGGCCTGCAAGGTGGAAAAAATATTTTAAAGAATCACAAGATGCGTGGGAATCCCAAATGAAAAAAAGAACCGCTATAATTTGGGAAATACATAAAGAAGAATTAAGAATTCAAAAACAAGCTATAGATGATTCTAAGACTTTAGATGAATCAGCTAAGAAAGAACAAAATGCTAAAACTCTTTTAGATTTTAGAGATCAATTTAGAAATTTAAGTTCACAAAAAGTTACATACGAAAAACAAATTTTAGAAGAAGATATGGCTAGATTCAGAGAGGCAGGAGCCAATAAAGAACAATTAGCTATTTATTACCAAGAACGTATGGCAGAAAATGTTAAAAAGGATAAATCTTTGGATAAAGCGGCACAGCAATATCACGCATTAGAAGGAATAATTAAAGCATCGTCGATGGGTATGCGCGATACAATACGAGATACTTTAGTTGATGGAGCTAAGACAGGATTTAAGAATTTCGGCGATATTGTTGCTAGTTTCGGTGATATGTTGCTTAATCAAGTAATGGAAATTATAGCAACATTGTTATTACTTAAAATGAATATGCAATGGCTTAATATAGGCCTAGGTCTTGCCGGAGGAATTGGGACTAATTTAAGTGGGGCAACTAATACTGCTAATGTTGCGGGTATGGGAACTGTACCTGTGCGCCATACCGGCGGTTACATCCAGCGCTATCATTCAGGTGGTGAAGTAACAGCGAGACTTCTTGAAGGAGAAGGCGTATTAAACCGCAGGGCTATGGGCAACCTTGGTGTTGATAATTTAGATAGGTTGAACCGCGGGGAATCTTCTGGCGGTGGACAGGTTATCAATAACTATTATATTCAAACCATAGATGAACGCTCGTTTACCGATAGATTGAAACAACACGGCGATATTTACGCAAACGCCAGTTCACAAGGAATTAGAAATAACAATTCATTAAGATCCGATATACAACGCTACGCATAGGAGTATTGAATGGGCAATGGTCATATTTTAACCTTATCGCCGGAGTTTGGCATAGAAGAGGGTATAAATTTTCGTACTAATATCACGGAATCAGAAAGCGGACTTGAGCAACGGGACGCGTTATGGGACGCTGGGTTACGAGACTATTCCTTAACTTGCAGATTCTTAACGCAAGCCGACATGAACACTATCTGGGATTTTTATATCGCCCGTCTTGGCGCTTATGATTTTTTTCTTTGTAAAATTTTAACTGAATACCAAGTGGCTGCGGAAGATGTCGGTGACGGTGATAACAGCGAAACTACTTTTCTGCTTGACAACTTTCCAGTAGATACTACAGCTAACTCATCCTGTACGGTAGGAGGATCAGCTAGCACTGATTACACATTAACCAATGATTTCGTGAATGAACAATCAAACATAGTTTTTAATACCGCGCCGGCAAGCGGAGAAATATTAGTTACATATGAATATTATTTTAAGGTGCGGTTTGTGGAAGATAAATTAACTCGGCAGTTAGCGGCATACCAGCTATTGCATACTGGAATTAAAATGAAAGAAGTGCGTTGGACTACTTATACTCCTATTAACGGCAATGTATAGTTTATCGGCTACCTTATTAGCGCTTAAAGCGCAACTACAAAACAAACCTGTAGAAATCCACGATATCTACTTAGGCAGCCAGACTGCCGAGGATTCAGATACCCTGCATTTTGTTAACTTTTACAAGACAATCAATTTCTTCACTTATTTCAGCCATGCTGAACAAGCGTATACGCCATTAGGGGTATCCAGGGCATCTATAAAACGCGGGTCGAGGAATGAACTGTCTACTGTAGGCTATGAGATTGATAATGTCAATAAAGCAATGGGCGCTTACGCTGCCGCGCAGGATTTCCGCAATAAACGTGTTGTTACCAGGTTGATATTTAGGGATAACCTTACTTCTTACTTAGACGCAAAAGTTATCTTTGACGGTTACATACAAGCAATAACTTTTGAACAGACAAAAATGACTGCCGCGTGTGGGCCAAAGATAGGGTCATTAAGTTTTGAAACTGGTTGGCTTTATGAAATACAATGCAACGCTAAATTTGGCGATAGTTATTGTAAAATAAGTAAAGCGTTAGCGGAGAATCATCTTTCTGGTGTAGCTACAGGAGGAACTACTACCACTTTAATAGATATAAATTATTTAACGCAAATAGATGATTACTGGAATTATGGAGTAGTAACATTTACTTCAGGCGATAATAATGGTGCGTCAAGAAAAATAACTGATTTTGTTGCATCCAGCGATACTGCAACTTTAGATTACCCATTAGATGATCCAGTAGTCGCAGGAGATACTTATACCATATATAGGGGTTGTGATAAATCTTTGGCGATGTGTGGAAACATTTATGTTAATACCGCTAATTACCACGGGTTCCACGCTATACCGTTGAGGAAAAAATGAGTTTTGACAAAAATAAATTTATCGGGATAAAATTTAAAATTAATAAGCGTGATTTCAATTATTGTGATTGCCGCGGGATTGTTTGGTTGTATTATAAACACGTTAAAGGCATAGACCTGCCTTTTTCCGACGGACAAAGTGTGGTGTTTAGGGATAAGAACAAGGATTTTTCCAGAATCAGCAGTGTACTTAACAGTTGTTGTGCACCCGTGACTTATAAAGAATTAAAAGAAGGCGATATCGTGGTTTTAAAAGCGGAGAAAACAAGCGGGGCGTTAGGAGTTTGTATTGATAAATATAAGGTTTTACATATGGATAAAATAATTGGTTCATGTTTGACTAAGAAAGAATTGTTAGAAAGTGTTTTCTTAATAGGGTATAGGCCTATATGTTGAAAATAATTTGGTTTTTATTCTTGTTTTTTAGGATACAAAATGCTTCTGCGGAAGTTGTTTCTGCTGGGATAATAATAGGAAAACTGACTATTAGTTGGTGGACAGTTACTTATGTAGTTATATCTTTAGCATCAATAGGATACAGTTTATACCAAGCAAGACAAGCTGATAAAAATAAAGCCGTAAAAGCGAAATACGCGAATTCTGTTATTGAGAACACGTATTCTAATGAAGGTATTGTGCCAATAATTTATGGCGGTAGCCCACAAGCTACTGGCGGAAACATCGTTTGGCAAAGCGATCCTGGCCTTACAGTACAGCGTTTTCTAGCGTTGTGTATTGGTGAAGTTTCCGCCATAACTAATATAACTCTAGATGAAGTAGATATCGCTACCTTAGCTGGTTGCAGTTATACCGCATATTACGGAACTACAACGCAAGATGTAGATTCCCGCGGTTCCGGGACAGTTAAAGGGTTACGTGATTTAGCGTATCTGGCAGTAACTATAACAGCAGGAGAAAAGGTTTCAGGAGACCCAACAGCCGCTTGTTATGTTACGGGAAGAAAAATCCAGACTTGGAATTCTGGAACAGAACTTTGGACGACTAATGCCTTAGCATCTTCGAGCAACCCAGCGGCAATAATCAGAGATTACCTGTTATTAAGTGCTGTGGTAGGCGGGTGCGGGATACCTTCAACATTTATTGATGACGCAAGTTTTGGCGCGGCATCTGAGATCTGCGATGAATTGGTTAATAATGGTACTGGCGGTACAGAAACAAGGTACAATCTTGATATTATCTTAGATACAAAACACGCAGTATTGGATAATTTAAACAAAATGTTGATTACCTGCAACATGGCAATACTTTATTCCGGCAATCAATATAAAATAGCGATTGAGAAAGCTAACGATACCGCGGTACAGGCGTTCACAGAAGACAATATCACAAAAGGCAGCTTTAGTTACGGTTACGGCAAAGCTGATGAAACTCCTAATAAAGTAGGTATTCAATGGGTATCTGCATTGGAATTGATAAATGAAAAACGGATGGTCTGGGCAGAAGACGAAATCGACCAGGATATCAGAGGAATAAGAGAAGAAACTATTGAAACCGTAGGGATAATACGACAGTCACAAGCTTCAAGGTTAGCGAAGAAGTTGATGTATGAACGCAAACTTAATGATGTATGGTGTAAGTTTGATTCAAATATCTCGGCTTTGCATTGTGAACCATTTGATATAATTTCAGTAGCACATTCCCGACCTAACTGGACGGCGGCGTTGTTCAGAATCATAGAAATCACAGAAGTAGCTTTTGGGAAAGCAAGTTATTTATGCCAGGCGTATAACAGTTCGGTGTTAGACGATAAATATGGCACTACTTTTACAGACTGGGATTATGGCGCGCCTCCAAACCCATATACCGCAGTTACAGATGTTACGGGTATTGTGCTTGAAGAAGTAGGCTGGCGTAACACTGACGGCACGCATATTGCGCATATTGATGTATCGTGGGCAGCGCCGGCATCGAAGAAAGAGTTCCTTTCTAGCTATATTATCGAACTTAAAAAGGGAACCGACGAATACATCCCTGTTGGGAGTGTCCCCTCTAACCAGACGAACTACCGCATAAATTTGAACCTGGAAATTTATTATAACTACTATGTAAAGATTAAGACTTATTCCATCAATTCTATTACTTCTGACGGCACAGTATCTAGCGTCATTACTCTTGTAGGAAAAGATGTAGCTCCTTCTGATGTTACTGCGTTTATAGTAAAGAAATACCGCGATATCATCCTTTGTAAGTGGACAAAAGTTTCTGATGTAGATGTCAACAAGTATGAGATACGAAAAGGAACAGACTGGAATTCAAGTGATATTGTAGACACACCGATTTATGGCGATATGTTGACAATTAGAGATATTAAGATAGGTACTGACCAGTCGTATTGGATTAAAGCTATAGATAATTCTGGTAATTATTCAGTTAACGCAAAAGAGGCAATGATTACTATTGGCGAAATACCCTTCCAAAATATAGTGTTAAGCACTTCTGATCAGACAGGATGGGCTGGGACACATGTCAATACAGAAGTTGATGGCAATAATTTAGTTCTTAGCGCCACATTTCTATCAGGCACGTATACAACTCTTGTAAAAGACATAGGTTACATCTGCGATGCTAGAATTATGATAACAGGGGTAGCAACTACATCAGAAGGGTTCGCTTGGGATACTGACCCTTACCGCGCATTTGACGATAGCCAGACGTTAAGGTTTACAGGCACAGAATCTCCAAGTGCTTTATCTTATGAAATCAGGACTTCAACTGATAATATCATTTGGAGAGATTGGGGATCGTGGATAACCGCCGATTATAACTGCCGGTACTTCCAGATAAGAATGACAGTTACTAGGGAAAGTTTAAGTTCAGAACTACTTGTTTCAGCATTAAATATTGACGCAGACTTGCCGGATGTTGATGAAACTGGTACGGATACGGTTTCAGTCGCAGGCGATGGTAAAGCTGTTACTTTCACTAAAACGTATCACGTAGCACCATTAGTCAATGTAAACATAACATCTGGAGACGGTTACGTCAATAAGTTTAGTGTAAACCCTACAATAACTGGTTTTACGGCAAAATTATACGCTTTGGACGGAACTGCTAAAACAGGAGATTTTTCGTGGGCGAGTCATGGAATCTAGGGTATGTAACGAGGTGTAACAAGTGCTGTGGACTACTATATATAGGAAGGAAATAATATGTTAATCAAACCGCATAAGATATTGATTGATTTCAATTCAGATGGCACGTTTAAAGATGGGATTATTATGTACCGTATTCAAGATAATAATGGG